GGCCCAGACGCTGACGTCATGAAAATCCAGCCTGTCGCTGTGGCGCGTGGCCAAGGTCTCGATGAAGAGGTGATCCAGCGCAATGCGTTCGAGCAAGGTCTCGATCTGCTGGGTAGCATTGTGGGCGGGGTCTTGTGTGCGGTTCATTTGCGGCTCCTGGTTTGCTTGAGGGTTTGTCGTTTGCGACAACTCTATTAACACGCTGTTTGCGAGTGAAGCCAAGCGCTTTCTGCTTTATTTGCAATCTTTTTTGTGCGGCAAAGCCACGCTGTTTGCGCTTGACTTTGATTCGGTTTTCAGGGCTTGCGCAAGGTCGCTACACCCGCCTGCGCCAATTCCAGCGCGGCGGCATGGAAGGCGGCTTTGGCCAGCCAAGGCGCCGCTTTGGCATCGTCGAGCAGGCGGTCTAGCACCGGTTTGGCCTTGGCTCGCATGGCGGCGCAAGCGACTTCGAGTTCGTCGCGGCTTGCGCGGGCGACTTCCTTGCGGCAGCTGCGCACCAGCACCGTCAACGCCGCTTCAGCGAGTTTGGTGGCCAATGTGTCGAGATTGTTGGTGTCCATCGTTTGCCCTTTCAGTGTGTGCTTGCGATGGTCTGATGAACGCGCTGCTGCAAACAGAAGTCAAGCCGATTTCGATGAATTTTTGAACAAATGATTGCAGGGTTCACCGGTTTCTAAAATGGGCATTTCGATTCGCGCATACGCCCGGCATCGCGGGGTGTCGCATGTCGCCGTCAAAAAGGCCATTGATACCGGGCGCATCGAGGTCGAGCCCGATGGATCGATAGACGCCGCCAAGGCCGACCGCCAATGGGCGGCCAACACCGCCACGCCGCGTGCGCCAGCGCCCAAAACCAGCAACACGGCCAGCGCTGCGCCACCACGGCCGCGCGCAGCCCAGCCGCAACGGCAAGAAGATGAGGCACCCGCTACCAGCGCAGGCACCACGATGCTGGCCGCCCGCACCGCCAACGAGGTCTTGAAGGTTCAGGCCGGCAAGGTGCGGCTGGCCCGGCTCAAGGGCGAGCTGGTGGAGCGCAACCAGGCCCTGGCGCACGTATTCAAGCTGGCGCGCTCTGAGCGCGACGCGTGGTTGAACTGGCCGTCGCGCATCTCGGCCCAATTGGCGGCCCGGATCAGCGCCGATCCGCACCAGGTGCATGTGGCGCTGGAGGCGGCGGTGCGTGAGCACCTGCTGGAACTGGGCGAGCTTCGGCCAAGGGTGGACTGATGAACTACGACGGTGCCGACGAAATCGAGCGCGTCTGGCGCGAGGGCTTGACGCCCGACCCGCTGCTGAGCCTGTCCGAGTGGGCAGATCGGCACCGGATGCTATCGAGCAAGGCTTCGGCCGAGCCGGGGCGCTGGCGCACCAGCCGCACGCCCTATTTGAAGGAGATCATGGACTGCCTGTCGCCGACCTCGCCGCTCGAGCGTGTGGTGTTCATGAAGGGCGCGCAACTGGGTGCAACCGAGGCGGGCACCAACTGGATCGGCTACGTGATTCACCATGCGCCGGGGCCAATGATGGCAGTTTGGCCCACCGGTGAAATGGCCAAACGCAGTTCCAAGCAGCGCATCGACCCGCTGGTCGAGGAAACCCCGGCGCTGGCCGAGTTGATTGCACCGGCGCGCAGCCGCGATTCGGGCAACACGGTGCTGGCCAAGGAGTTCCGAGGTGGCGTGCTGGTGCTGACCGGGGCCAACTCGGCAGTCGGCCTGCGCTCGATGCCGGTGCGCTACCTGTTTCTGGATGAAGTGGATGGCTACCCGGTCGATGTGGAAGGCGAAGGCAGTGCGATTGCGCTGGCCGAGGCGCGCACGCGCACCTTCGCCCGGCGCAAGATCTTCATCGTTTCGACGCCGACCGTCGCAGGCGTGAGCGCCATCGAACGCGAGTACGAAGCCAGCGACCAGCGCCGGTACTTTGTGCCCTGTCCGCATTGCTCGCACCGCCAGTGGCTGCGCTTTGAGCAACTGCGCTGGGACAAAGGGCAGCCGGACACGGCGGCCTACATCTGCGAATCCTGCGATGCGCCGATTCACGAGCACCACAAGGCGTGGATGCTCGAGCACGGCCAGTGGCGTGCTGGGGCGCCAGGCAAGGGGCGCACGGCGGGGTTTCACCTCTCGTCGCTCTACAGCCCGGTGGGCTGGCGCAGCTGGCGCGATCTGGCGGCATCTTGGGAGTTGGCAGTGAGCAAGGAAACCGGGTCGGCGGCGGCCATCAAGACCTTCAAGAACACCGAATTGGGCGAAACCTGGGCCGAGGAAGGCGAGGCGCCCGACTGGCAGCGCCTGCTGGAGCGGCGCGAGGACTATCCGCTGGGCAGCGTGCCGCGTGGTGGCCTGCTGCTGGTGGGTGGGGCCGATGTGCAGAAAGACCGCATCGAGGCCTCGGTCTGGGCCTTTGGCCGGGGCAAGGAGTGCTGGCTGGTCGAGCACCGCATCTTGATGGGCGAGACCGCCCGCGAGCCGGTGTGGCGCGAGCTGGCCAATCTGCTGGATGACAGCTGGACGCATGAATCGGGCGCGCAAATGCCGCTGACGCGCTTTGCGCTCGATACCGGCTATGCCACGCAAGAGGCCTATGCCTTCGTGCGCAGTTGCCGCGATGCCCGGCTGATGGCGGTCAAGGGTGTGGCGCGCGGCGCGGCGCTGCTGGGCACGCCGTCGGCGGTGGATGTGTCGCAGGGCGGGCGCAGGCTCAGCCGTGGCGTCAAGGTGTTCCCGGTGGCGGGCGGCATCGCCAAGATGGAGTTCTACAACAACCTGCGCAAGAGCGCCGATGTGGCAGCGGATGGGGTGAGCGCGGTCTATCCGGCGGGCTTCATCCACCTGCCCAAGGTCGATGCCGAGTTCATCCAGCAACTGTGCGCCGAGCAATTGGTGACCCGGCGCGACCGCAATGGCTTTGCGCACCGCGAGTGGCAAAAGATGCGCGAGCGCAACGAGGCACTGGACTGCTACGTCTATGCCAGGGCCGCCGCCACCGCCGCCGGTCTGGATCGCCTTGAGGAGCGCCATTGGCGCGAGCTGGAGCGACAAATCCGGGTGGAGCCGCCAGACGGCGCACCCAATACCGAGCAAGACAACGAGGCCGCCCAAGCACACAGCGAAGGCGGCCTCGGTGTTTCTGCAACCCCAAGCTCTGGGCGGCGCGTGATTCGCAGCCGCTGGATGTCTTGATTTTTTATGCGTCAATTTTTGGAGTCAATCCCCATGTCCCTCTCACTCAGCGCCCGCATCGAAAGCCTGGTCATTCGCCTGGCCCAGGAGTTCAACGACGTTCGTCAAACGACGGGCGACCTGGCCCAACTCAACACCTCCGCCAAGGCCAGCTTGGTCGAGGCGATCAACGAGCTGCAAGCCGGGCTCTCTTGGTCGCCCATCAACGACCTGCAGGTCGCCAACGACACGACCTACTCGTCGAGCAAGATCGTCGAACTGCTCAACGTTCTGAAGAACGAAATCCTAGGCGGGGCCGGGGCTGCCTTCGACACCTTGCTCGAAATCCAGCAGGCGCTGCAAAGCGGCACCTCTGGGATGGACGCCTTGCTGGCAGCCGTCAACAGCCGCGTGCGCTTCGATGGCGCTCAAACCCTCACCGAGCCGCAGCGGGCGCAGGCGCGGGACAACATCGGCGCGGCCTCGGTCGATCAAGTGGGGCCCGACCAAGACTTTGTGGCGCTGTTCAACGCCGCGCTGGCCTAAACCATGAGCCTGTCGCAGCGCATCGCGGCGCTGGTGCAGCGCATCGGCCTTGAGCTTCGCTCCAAGGCCAACGCCACGCACCCCGGCCTGGCGCGGGCGTGGGTGTGCTTTGGCTGGACGGGCACTGCGATGGTGCTGCGCTCCGCGCACAACGTATCGGGCGTGACACGGCTCGCCGTGGGTCGCTACCGCATCCACTTCACCGCACCCATGCCCGACGCCAACTACTGCTGGAGCGCGCTGGCGCGCAGCAGCACCGACAGCGGCACGATGCGCTTGGCCATCGTGCGCGCCCTTGCCGACCAAAAAACCGCGCTACACGTGGATCTCTGCTGCGCCACCGCCGCCTCCGCCACGTTTAGTGACTCGACCGAAATCAACCTGGTGGTTTACCGCTGATGGCCCACACCCTCATTCAACTCGAAGCCCTGCAAGACGCGCTGGCCAAGGGCGAGCGCCGCGTGAGCATGGGCGACAAAACCGTCGAGTACCGCAGCGTGGATGAACTGCGCGCCGCGATTCAGGCCGTCAAGCGCGACCTGCACGAACAGGCCGTGGCCACTGGCCTGTGGCCGGGCGCGCCGCGCCAGGTGCGCTTGAACACCCGCAAAGGCACCTGATGCGCTGGTTCACCCAACTTGGACGCCGCCTGTTTGGCGGCACGCCGATCTACGACGGCGCAGGACCAGGACGGCGCGCCGTGGCGTGGCAGCCGAGCAATCTGGGCGCGGTGGCGGCCTTGGCCTACACGCAAGATCAGCTGCGGGCCAAGAGCCGCGACATGGTGCGCCGCAGCCCCTGGGCGGCCGCTGGCGTGGAAGCCTTTGTGGCCAACGCCATCGGCACCGGCATCAAGCCCCAGAGCATGGTGCAAGATGCGGTGCAGCGCGAAGCCGTGCACCGGCTGTGGCGCGACTGGTGTGAGAGCGCCGACGCAGCGGGCCTGACCGATTTTTACGGCCTGCAGGCGCTGGCCTGCCGCGCCATGATCGAAGGGGGTGAGTGCTTGGTGCGGCTGCGCTACCGGCGGCCCGAGGACGGCCTGCCGGTGAGCCTGCAGTTGCAACTGCTGGAGTCCGAGCACCTGCCCGCCACGCTCAATTCGGAAACGCCAGACGGCAACGCGATCCGCGCTGGCATCGAGTTTGATCGGCTCGGGCGGCGGGTGGCCTATCACCTCTACCGAGGGCACCCGGGCGACGGGTCCTTGGCCCCTATGTCGGGCGCGGGCAGCTTGGATCTGGTGCGCGTGCCGGCCAGCGAGATCGTGC